CATTATCATTACCAATGAATAAACAGTTCTTAGTATCATAACCTGTTCTACCTATTGATACACCAGTGCTACCTCTTAATGTATTAGCTAAGATAACAGTATCATTCATTGTACCAGCTAACTGGATGTTACTATTCAAAGCAATTAAACCAGATTTGGTAACACCATCACTATTTAAATCACTACTACCTGATGTGTTATCAATAATTAAGCTACCTTGAAAGTTCTTAACACCTGAGTTACTGTTATCACCTATGTAAATTAAGTTCTGGTTTGTTCTATCAACATTATTAGTATTACCTACAACAATTAAATTTTGGTTTTCAACGGATAATTCGTTTGAATCTCCAACAACAACTATATTTCGACCAAATCCATTTAGTGTGTTATTATCACCAACATTAAACGAATTTCCCGAAGGTGTTGAACCATCATTAATTCCATATTGTAAACTGTTAGGAACATTTCTTGTAACAAATTGTTTATCCCATTTTTGTTTAGCTAATACTTTAGAACCACTAACTAAGTAACCTGAGTTTCTAACTAAATCTTTACTTACAACATCAGGTGGTACTGTTCCACCATCTAAATCTCTAATAATAACTTTTGTTGGGTCTGCTAAATCAACATCAAATGTAAATTCAGAACCATTATGAGTATTATCAGGTGCAGGATGACCAGGTACTTGTATATCATCATTTCCATCAACAATATAAATTGGTCTATATTTATCAGATGGGTATAATAATTTAATTAATTGTACCTCTACAGAATCAGGTTTAGTTAAGTTAAAACCCCTAATTTTATCGATTAAATAGGTTTGACCATCGATTAAAATAGTATCATTGATTTTAAATCTTTGTAAATCAGTAGGGTCAAAAACTATATTACAAGTTAATCTTCTAGCAGGATTTCTATAAATATTATTTATATAATCAGCCCAGAATCTGTTAAAACAATCATTATCAGTATAATGGTCATATTGTATAATACTATCAGCACCCCAATAATAATTCATTGAGGAATAATTCAAATCAAACTTAGAAGCAGAGTTCTGTAAAGTAGTTACAGGGGACATCTGATAATAAGTGTTGAGATTAACTGATTCTAAATTATAGGTAGTAGCAAATGTTTTCTTACCATTCTTAAATAATAACCTTGGTTTAAATTTAATTAACGGAGGTCTATTAGGTGTATCAGAACCATATATATGAGGTACAGTTATATTACTAATAGCTGTTATAGCTTGAGTACCTGGAATAGGTTTAACAATAGTTGGTGCGAAGAATGAACCACCTATTTTTTTAGTAGTTTGTTTAGCATAATCACTTTGTGCTTCATAAGTGAAGGAACCAAATGGTTTATTATCTGTTACAATATAATATTTGTTAGCAGCATCTTCATCATTTGCATTTTGGAATGCTAATGTTTTTTCAGCATCAGCAGATGGGTGTGAAATCTCCCATTTAACATTATAATCTACTTTATCCGACCAATCTAATGTTGTACCTAAATCCTTAAAAGTATTCCAAGGTTCTATGTAAATTTTAGTGGGATTATCTCTATCAGACCAAAATACTAAATTGAATTGTTCTTGTAAACCTCTTAAAAAATCAATAGCTTTTAAATTACCAAATTGTAGGGCCATATTAACTGGTCCTTCATTTTTAGCTAAGTTATCAATAGCAAAGAAATTTTCTGTTAAGAATAAGCTAGCTGATGTGTTACCTAAGTTTATTGCTGGTGATACTGGTCTTCTTTCTATTTTTAATTCATAAGCTATACTAGCAGCAGGTGTTATATTATCATACTGAACATATTGATTTGATGTATAAGAACTACCTGAACTAATAACACCATCATATAAAACAACTGATGGGGTACCTGATGTAGCCCTAAATGTTATTTTATAATTATTAGTTCTATTTGGTGTAAAGGTAAATTGAGGTAAAACTCTATAAGTACCATTATATGGAACTGTAAATGTAGCTGAAGAAGCAAAATCTAAATAATTATCAGGGTCATAAACCTCATAATTACCTGAACCGGTCATTATATCTCTAACAGGTATTGTTATTGATTGAAATGTTGCTGTACTTGCAGCAAATGAACCAGTATAAGGACCAGGTGAATAATGGGCAGCATCAGCCCAAGGTGTAGTGATAAAAGGACCAGCATTAGCATCAGGTGTGGTCAACATATATAAATCCTCAAATGATGCTGTTACCTTACCATAAACATCTTCACCAAATGAACTTGTATTGTTAGAGATAAATGTTGATGAATATTCATAATTCAATGAATTGAATATTTTATCAATAACAGCTTTAACTCTAATAGATGGTTTATAAGCAGATAATGGTATAATATTATTTATATTTCCTAAAGCAGCTTGTATAAAATAAGAAGTATCCCAAGTATAATGAGAAACATCTTTAGGATAACCATATAAAACAGTTGGATAAATTATATCACCATTAACCAACAAATTATCCCAAGAACCTGTTACATTAGCAACAGTAAAATTATGAGTATGAGTAGACCAATCTAAATCAGCTAAGGTCATATTCCCCAATAAATCCTTTAATGAAGCAACAGAATCATTAAATGAACAATTGTATCTATGATTACCAAAATTATCAGTTGTTACAGAATCAAAAAATAATCTACCTGTAGCAACAGAAGCACCATCAACTAATACCTGGCAGGGAAATGTTTTCTGAAATGTAAAACCTGCTTCTTCTGAATTAATGTTGAAAGCATAATTAAAGAAATCATTATTAGTTGCTGTATTTGGTAAAGAGAACTTTTGAGAAGCAGCCCCATATACAGCACCTATATCACTTGAATCAATAGATGATATATCTAATTTAATAGATTGAACATCATTATTATCAACATCAAGGTCCCACCAAGTAGAATCAACAGCACCTGGTTTAGCTATTACCTTATTATTGTATACTCTAATTATTATCTCAGCCATTATCTTGGTCTTGGTTGGTTAGCATATTTAAATTGTACTGTATAGGATTTTAATTTTTGAGAACGAGGGTCATTAAATTTAGTATAATCAGCAGAAATTAGATTGATAGGTCTCCATAAATTAGTATCAGTTATTAACCAAACATCATTTGATGTGAATAATCCCTCTAACCAATCAGCCCATTCTTGAGTTAAATATCTTGTTGATACAGTATATATTTGATTATAAGTTGTTTCATATGATTTTAATCCTCTATTTTCTGGATTATATGGGTTAGTTGCTGTACTGGTTATACCATAATTAGTAAATCCTCTTAAATAATTACTATCTGTTCTGCTTATTGTATATTGGTCTCTACCAGTAAAGAAATAATAATCATAAACACCATATTTGTTTAACCAAGCTAATTGATATAAAGGATAATCACAAGGTGCTTCTAAAATATCATATTGTAAATATTGAAAGTGCCAAGCAGCATTAGCATTAGAACCTAAATCAATTGTAACAGAAACTGTAGTTGGGTCTAAGGTAAATTCATTTGACCATATTGGGTCCCCTACTCCTATATTAATTAATCTATTATTTTTATATGTTGTAAAGAAACTGGATGAATAGGAAGCTAAAGTAGAGTTAAATGCTGTTCTAGGGCTATTAGGACCATAATAATCTTGGCTGTTATATAATCTATGTTGATTGATTACCTGACCAGTACTATCAATTTCATTAACATCCATAAAAGCAATATCATTCCTCCATACTGTAGAACCACTAGCCCATTGACCATCAAACATACTGAATATATGGAATCTATCTTTATATAAAGGAATATTGGTATTGGGCATATCACTTAGTTTTTTATCTAAGTTCTCATCCCAAGTAGCTGATGGATTATAATGATTTATATATTCAAAATAATAAGTAGCTTCAGTTCTATCTAATGTAGCACCAAATATATAAGTGAATGGGTCTAAACTATGGTTAGGGTCTAATTTAGCAACATTAGTAGAACCACTAATAGCTGTACTAGTTACACCATTATATAAAAATAATGAACCGGTAGGTGAGTTACTATATTCCTCACCGAACGCTACTTTATACCAAGCTAAACTTAAATCAGATGGTTGGAAAACAGAACCATCACCTACCTCAGGTAACTCATAATCTCCAGATACTAATGTTTTAGTTATTTCACCAATATTAAAAACACCAATACCAGCAGGATTAGGTCTTTGTTTTAATCTAACAATTCTAGTACCAGCATCATTTATTATATCACAAACATATGAGAAATTATCTTTGCTGCTACTGTTTGAAGTAACAACATAAAATACATCACTGTTTGCAGCGTTTAATATTTGTAGTGGGTAGTTATCTACTGATATGGCCATCTTATTTCTTTTTACCTAAGTTTATTGTAAATTTTTTATTATTTACATTATTATCAAAATATACTTGTGCATTCAACTCAATATCATCAGCTATTGCTTCAGCAAAGTATTCAGCAAATCTTTGTTCTAATTCAGATATTGTTGGTTGTATAAATGGTTGTGGTCTGTATCCTCTTTTCTCAATTGTTTTAGCTATTGCAAAAGCAACTTGTTCATCTGTTTTATTACCTGTACTAATACCCTTAGCATTAATCCATTCAACAATAGGTCTAATAGGAGGAAAACCACCTGACCTTCTACCCCCATCAACTATTTCACCATACTTAAGGAATTTAACAACACCTTCATTTTCATCATATATAAATGAATTAGCTAAATTTCCTGTTGCTGATATACCTTTACTATTAACTGCTTCTCTTAATTTTTGGGCTAGTTGCCTACCCATCAAATCAAAAGTTAAATCATAATTAGGTGTTCTTTCTAAATTAGGTCTTTTAATCATGATTCTGTTCTGTTACAAGAGGTAAATCCTTGAGGTGTTGTTTCTACTGTTACACTAAATACCCAACCAGCTACTCTATCCTGAAATGCTTCAAATAATGGGGCTATGTTGTTTGTTGTAACCTTAATTAGGTTCTCATAAGTACCATCATAAAAATCAGATAATATATCATAACCAATTTGTTCTGTGTTACTCATAACATCAACTAAATCAGTATCTGTTTGTAATGGTACATCCATAATGTACATCTCAAAATTTAATCTTCTAGGTTGGGCCATACTAGTATTACTAATTGTTATACCAGGTGATGTTAATGGTCTAAAGAAAACATATGGGTAAACAGCATTCTGCCAGTTTGCATCAAGCATATCAATAGAACCAAAATCAACAGTATTAACAGATGTTAATGTTGAAGCTGCTGATTTTAAATTATTAACTATGGTTGTAAAGGATATCATAATATTCTGGTTCTTTTATTTTGGGCTAATCTCTTTTCTTCTTCTTTAAACAATTCTTGTTTGAGTGATAGATAATTCAATACAAAAATAAAATTTAAATCTGTTATTGCTTTATCACCTGTTATAGATAGGATATTGGTCTCACTAAGATTGTATAATGTTAAGAACCAACCGTAGTGGTCTGATAGAGTTGTTGTATTAGACTCTTGTTCCCTTCTATCACTATGTTCTTCTCCTCTTCTGTCTGTAGCAAAGATGTTTGAATAGTTTCGGAGTGTTTGACCGCGAATACTAAAAAAAAACTCAACATTCCTTTTGCTATTTCTAATGGTAGTTCTTTAAATAATTCAGCCCTCTCAGCTACTGTATCAGCATTATATGGTTCAACCTCATAAACATCAAATGGTGATGTTGTATTATCCTTAGTTAATACCTTTATATTATAATGAGTTCTCCAAATCCAACTCTTATAATTATGTTTTGTTATTGGTCTATAAACAGTTGCTGTTAATAGATGAAGGTTATTCTGCCAATCCTTAGATAGGGCATCCATATCAATCCATTCACCTAATATCATTTTAGATATTGGATTAAAACCATAGGTTATTCCTTTATGTTCGAATACTGGCCAGAACTTAGGTACACTGTTATCTAACAGATTCTTCACAAAATCAGTTAGGGTATCAATATCATCCTTGCTTAATTTTTTAACTTCATCTTCTTCTAATCCGGTGATAACATTTATCACCTTAACTAAATCAGATGCATTAGATATTTTTTCAAAATCTTTTAATTTGAGATAATGGTCAACAGTGAGGTATTTTGGATAATTCATGTATTTTATGTTTAATTGTATATTGTATTGATTTAATAATGATAATTGATATTTAAACGGATTCTACGCATATTTACCAATGTATATTGGTTTCTTCATATGTAGTTTTCTTCTAGCTTCATTTGCTAGCATAGTTGCAATAACAATATCATCGTGGGTTCCGTTAGGGGCACCAAATTGCAACCTGCCAGTACCAAGTTGTTTGTAAGTAAAAGCTGCAAATTCATCATAAAACTCAGGCATTAATTGTTTGGATGGAAATTCAAATGTTTGTTCTTGTATACCTAATATTAGTTGCTGGATACCTTGTTGTTTAGATTCATTGGTCATAACAAATGGTTTAACATTAGCTACTTTATTTTTCATTAGTTGGAACATAGCTTCACCAATCCCATTTGTTTCAATATAAATATTTCTGCACCTATAGGGTTGTAATGTTTGTTCAAATCTGCTAACAATTGATTCAAGAGGTAATCCATTGATTCTACTAACATTAGCTGTTCTTCCACTTTCATCGAGTATAACGAGGACCGAATAATCGGAATTAAACCCTGTATCAATTCCTGCATAATAAGAAATTGAGGGTCGTGCCAATTGGTATTCATTTATTATACATACATTATCAAGGTTAGTAAATACATCATTTCCATCATCAGTAAATTCAGCTAAGAATTCCTGTGCAAATACTGATGCGGGCATACTTTTTTTACACTCAACAATGAAACTAGCATCAGCAAAGGGATTATCTTCACTAATACCTTTAAATGAAACAAAATCAGTATCACCGTTTGTTCCTTTTAAAAACCAATTATAAAACCAATTTTTACCTTTAGGTGTTGATATTAGTAAACATTTTTTACCAATAGCAGTTAATGTAGGTAAGATAGCTTGTTCAAAAGCAGATTGTTGAATGAAAGCAGCTTCATCAACAACCATATAATTAAAACTAAAACCTCTAATAGAATCAGG